TTAGAACACTAGGGGCGATACCTGTTGCAACAGCAAGATTGGCAATCATCCAATGGAAAGAGTCAACACCTAAAGGCTTTAGGCTTTTGGGTCAGAAACCCCAACAGTCGAAACAAGGTCAACCCAACCATCAAACTCTTCACCAGTTTTCTTTAGTCGCTTAACAGCCAACCATGCAAGGTAAAGAAGATGAGTTGCCTTTTCAAGCTTGTCAATGCCTAAATCAAAATAGGCTTCCCATTTAACGACATCGCCAGCCGAAGTATTGACTTCCAAAGAAGTGCCATCAACGAAAGTGATTGTAAGAGTTATTTCATTCATGCAATCACTCTAGCCTAAAAATTAGGCTACTGCGCGTGTGGCTGTTCCAGTTGTAGGCCAAGTAACTGAGAAAGTAGCCAAATCACCAATCTGACCTGAAACAGGAGTTAGATCAGTAACCAAGCAAACCGCAGTATAGGCAGGGTTTGCACTTGAAACCGCCGAGCTTGTTGGCTTGATTACAACAGTCGCGTTAGAACCTAGCAACGGCCAAAGAGTTGCATCAACAGTTGAAGCAGCATAATCCTGATTGAAGTTCAAGGTCAAAGAACCTTCCTTCAAACCAGCAACGCGGGTAACCCAAGTGCTACCAAAAGCAGTAGTTGTGATGTCGTTAGCAGAAGCCTTTAGCTCAACCTGAGTCAGGTATGAAGCCAAAGCAGTAGAACCATTAATGCTAACGCTGAAGTCTGTTGCGACAAAGATTGCCATTATTTATCCTTAACTTGCGAATACTTGAACCGAAAACTCGGCACTGTAATAGTCTATACCGTTGATACTAACTGCCCCGATTGCACTTGTCTCAGCAACAAACACATCGAAAGCATAACCGCCAAGCGTGCGAGCTGATTCAATCGCATACTTGATAGAACCAATACCAGGAGCAATATAAAGATCCATCGCCTGCTGAGCTGAGCGCTCAGAAACACGCCCCAAAACGACTGTAACCTTGAAAGTATATTCGGCCATAGAACGATTGTTTTGCTTGTTGTATTGGACTCGCTCAATACCAATCATGGCCATAGGCGGGTTGACCACATCAGGCAAAGTTTCAACAACTCTAAGCCCTGAAATAGTTTTTAGGTTATTCCCTAAAGCGGTTCTAAGATCACTGATTGCCATTATGCGCCTGTTCTAAGCAGCCTAAACGGATTGATTAGTTGAGCAACATCGCCATCAATGCTGTAACCAACACGCATAATACCCATGTCAGAAACACCGGCGACACCCAGCGGAGACTCTAGGCGCTTGAACAATCTTGAAGCCTGGATAATTGAAGCAAACTTTATCGGCTCAGGAACACTAGCCCAACCCCAAGTTCCAGTTACTTTTACTAAAGCAATATCTGCCCAAACAGGGAATAAATAGTTATCTGTCGCGGTTATCGCTGTATAAGGTGAATACGCTCCATTAGCCAGTTGATTAGGCGGAAGAAGCTGATAATCGCCACTCTGCCAAGTTGTATCAAAAATTAGCGGATCAGTTGAAGAAGTCTTTAGCTCAGTCAATGTTTGTAAATCATCAATCCAACACATAAAACCATCGTTAGCCTGAAAATAGCGGACAACACCTGCACCAGTTGAATAAAAGAACCGGTTGCAGTATTGGTCAATCATGCGAGAAGCCGAGTTAATGCTTTGCTCAATCAAAGTGTCATCAACAGAATCAGTAATGCGAAGCGCTGCCTTCACATCCGCAAGAGTGCAATAGCCGTTAGTAACTGCCAAAATAAACTCCTAAAGTCCTTATTAGTTTACCTTGCCAGCAGTAATGCGGGCTTTCAAATCAGTAGTACTAATGCCAGGAGTATAAGGGACATAAACAAGCTGAATCTCTAACTGATCTAACCATTCCCTAGAGAACTGCATTTGAGCGTAATAATCTTTTCTCGCCCAGTCATCGCCAATAACAATAAAGTCAGGCATAACCTGTTCGATACTAGGTTTGGAGTCTGCCCCGCCAATATTAGAAATAACCGCATCCACATACTTGCAACCCAGTAAAACTTCTTTACGCTCAGCAAAACTCATAATAGGCGGTTTGCCCTTATACGCCTGAATAAAGGCATCAGTGTTCAAAGCCACAACAATCTTGCCATCATCGCCTGCAAGCCTTCTACAAGCCTTCAGGAAGCGTACATGAGCCGAATGGAACAAGTCAAAAGTTCCCCCTGTATAAACTACTTTTCCCAACTGTTAGCCCTTCTAATCTGCAAACTCCAGTTACCTTCACTGTAATCCTGCTCAGCAACCTTCTTCTCAAAGAGCTTATGATTGCGCTGAAAAGTCAAATCATTATTAGTTTGAAAGCCAGAGTTTAAAGTGCTGGAATTGTCATGTCTCAGCGCAGCATGAATAAAGTTAGCCTTAACCCCAGCCTGCTCTAACCTGCGCTCATAATCATTATCTTCAAAATAGATCGGGTGAAAACGCTCATCAAACAAACCAGCCCTCAATACTGCACCTTCACCTAAAACAAACCCTGACCATTTCGGGTAAATACTCAAGAAGTTGATGGCCTGACTATCAACCTTTAGAGCAATCTTCTCTAGCTCACCAGGCTCAAAAACAGAATCATCATTGACTAAAAGCCAGTAAGGCGCAAAAGGCGTACTCTTGACAATCAGGTTCAGACCACCGCCATAACCCAAACCATAAGGCAACTGAATAAACCATAAGTTCTTTACAAGCTCAGGCTTTACAGGCTGATACTGACGCCTTCCCGAATTGTCCACAATGACAAGATTCTCAACAGGGTAATCAATAGAAGCAAGCAGGCGGTCAGCCATATCAAATCTTGAATAAGTCAAGAAACCAAGAACAGGGATCACTTCTCAGATAACTTCTTGACTAGTGGCTTCCATTTCTCTTGATAAATCTTGTCTGCATCATACTGTTGAGCAAAAGCCAGCGTCTCAGGATAAGTATTTCTTCCTCTTTGGTAGGCCTGCTCAAGCGCATCAGCGATAGCCTGCACATTAGGTACATTGAACCAAGTATGTTGACCGGCATCCCATAAAGGCTGACCATTGATTAGGAAACTATCAGGCGAAGCAAGCTCAGCCGAAGCAGCAAAATTACTTGTGACAATAGGCACACCCGCGCTTTGGCACTCGACCTGGGGAACTCCAAACCCTTCCCCATAATTAGTAAACAAGCCAACATCCCAAGCCGAATAAATCGCAGCCAAAGTCTCCTGACTAATCCCATACTGATAAGCAATCGGATCAACAAACTTCACCTTCTCGGCAGGCACACCACAAGCAGCAAGAATGTTAGGCAACACAAACCCAGACTGCTTACCATAAGGCTCAGTATGCAAATACAAAACAACATCATCATGCTTTTGAGCGAAAATACCGAAAGCAAGAAAGTTCTCGGCAACAGCTTTACGATGGATAAACCCGCCAGCCTTGTTAGCAAAGTTCATTCCAACAACAAAATTATTTTCACCGCCAACAAACTCACGCCCAGAAATACCTTCAGGCAAATCCTTAGTCGGCTTAAAAACTTTAGTATCAATCGCATGCGGGATATATTCGCTTTCAATACCTGCCTGCTCAATCATGTTCTTACCAAAAACACTCATCGCAATAGGCGTAACATTAGGCTTCCTAAGCCACTTTAAAACATTCTCAGGGGCAGGCTGATGATCTATCGGAGTCCAAGAAGCAATAGGGATAGCATCAAGCGCAGGATTATCGAAAACCCAAACATCGTAAAGAGTCAGCAACCAAGAAGGCAGTTTAGGGTTCTCAGCCTTCCAATGCGCATAATGCAAAGGCATAACATCAGTCGAATACTGATTCATTCCCCTGCTGTAATGCGGGATAAGCCCTGACCCTGTTTCAATCAGGCTATTGACACCTTCGCCACCATAGTTAGAAAGCATCGCAACCTTATGGCCATCCCTAACAAGTCGTTCAATGACCTGCTTAGATTGAGTACCATAACCAGTCGGCTGATTAAGAGAGTTTGAATACCAGGCAATAGCGGCTTTAGTTGTCATGCAAATACTCTATAAGAAAAACCCCCCAAACCTTTTGAGTTTGAGGGGCTTTACGGGGAGAAAAGGGCTTAGCTAGCTCCACCCTTGAACTTCTTGATGTTTGACTTCTGCACTAGCGCTCCGTCAATTCTCCAAGTTGCTCTCCAAGTAGCCAAGTCGTTTCCGAAGGCAAAGTCATCAGAGCGGTCAACCTGAAGGCCACCAGCGTTGCGAATGTAGAGAGCCTTTAGATCTCCAACTGCAAGCGAGTTCACACCAGTACCAGGGCTAGGCATAGCAGGAGTCTCGATAACAGGCACACCTAGAACTAGGTCGCGAGTCTCTACACCAGTACCAATGTTGAACAAGTACTGACCATAAGAGTCCTTGAGCTTACGCAAGGCTGCAATAGAAGTACTGTTTGCTAGCATCGCGAAAGTAGGCTTGCTGCGAAGCGCACCATCAAGGCTGTAAACAAGGTCAATAACATTGTCAGCAGTGAAAGCACCTGATACACCGGTTGAACCAGTAACACCAGTACCAGCAACAGGTAGGAAACCAGTAGGCTCAACAGTTCCAGTTCCGTTAACTAGCTTGTCGCCAATTGCGAAACCGAATGCGTTACCAAACTGCTCAGCCAAGAAACCAACAATGTCAACACCGGCATCGAGAACAAGCTCGCGTGATAGTTGAGACAAAGCTGAGAACTTGTAAGCGTTAAGAGTAGTGAACGCGTTGAAAGTAGGCTCTGAAGTTCCAATTGAAGAACCCTGGCCAACGATTGCAGCAGTTGAGAAAGCAGACTGTGAAGGGATCTGCAAGTTTTCACCTGAAGCAGTGTTGATAACAGTTGCGTACTCTAGCAGTGGGTTTACTAGGCGAGCAACCTTAACAATTTCGTTGTAGAAAGATGTTGGAACAGGCGCACCAGTTGACGAACCAGTGATTGCGCGGAACTCATGTCCACGCATTTCGCCCATAGCCATCTTGCGAAGAATGTCTGATTCGTTGTCAGAAACAGATGCATCCTTGAAGTTGACAGCAGCCTTAGCAATCGCTTCAGAAGTCTTTGCTTCACGCTGTTCAAGTTCGATTAGTTCATTTCTCTTGTTGATGTCTGCGGTTAGAGAAGCATACTTTGCTTCATCTTCACCAGACCAAACGCCGCCACGAGCTTCAACTGAATCAATCAGTTCCTTAGCTTCGTGCCAAGCCTTAGCCTTAGCATCAACCTGCTTAGCAATAAAATCGCTCATTAGGTTTGTTCCTTTCAAGAACATAGTTTTTAGGGGGATTAGGCGAGTACACTCAGCCAAAAACTCAGGGGATAAACACACCTGATAAATAAAGTCTATACCCCAAATATATACATTCGCATAAAAGAAAACCCCCTGGGACAAATCAGGGGGAAAAGAAAGTTAGGTTTCTTTATTTATTGCCAACCAACACCACGCAAGGGCAACACTCTAATTATACGCGCTTCATAAGCAAATCAAGCTCTTTCTTCTTCAACTCCAAAATCGCGTTAGGGTTAGTAACTTCAGGATCTTGCTTCAAAACCTTGCCAAGAGTGTCAGTCAAAAGTTCACCCTGGCGAGCAGTCAACTCATCACCGGCTTCAAGAGCCAAAAGAGCATCAGTCAACTCTTCAGCAGACACTCCACGAATCTCCGCAAGGCGAGCAATCTTGCCAGTCAAATCAGGTACAGATCTAACATTGGCTGTTCCTTCAGTTCCTAGATAAGCAGGGAAAGCCACACCAACAGACACTTCATGGATGTTCACGCGCTTTAGGACACGCTCATTAGCGTTTAGCCAAACATCGCCACCAGCAGCAACCCTGAAGCCGAAACTGAAACCAGTTACATCTCCGCGCTGAATACTAATAACCGCATCCCGCCCAGCCTGAGTGTCAGGCAAATTGGCTTCAACATAAAGGCCACGCTCATCTTCAGCAAGCTTTAGAGTACCTGCACGAGTAGAACCCAAAACAATACTTGTGTCGTGATTCCAAAGAAGTTTGATGTCATTACGAGAGTTCAAAGAATCCCTAAAAGCACCGCGCTCAATAGTCTCAATAAAAGGCAAAGGCTGAGAAGGTGAATTAAATACTGCTGCATAACCGCGCAAGGTCATGCCATCACCATCCTGGCGAATCTCTAAATCCTGAAAAGCAACACGCTGTTCAATGCCCTTAGTTACACGCTCACCGCGCTCATGCAATTCAGCAACCTTAGAAGGCTCAACAAAACGAACACTATCTTCTTCAACCATCATCTCGGCAGGCATATCCATAGGCTCAACAACAAGAGCAGGCTCACTCATAGAGTCAACAATTTCACAAAGCTGATAGACAGTTTCAGCAAGTTTAGCGATTGTTTCTAAAGCATCATCCTTCAAACTGTAAACCTTATCATGCAACTCAGTCATCGTATATTCTCCCATGTCTCTTTCCTCACTTGATTCAGGTAAATCCGCAGGATTAACAACAACACTCACACCCGCATCCTTATAGGCAGCACGAGCTTCAGCATTATTTTCAACCACAAAAACCACATCCAATCCATCAGCCAAAAACTTTTCAGCAACAGCACCCTTATAGGCGGCACTATCATTTTGATTATCTGGCTGCATAATCAAATCTAAATAATCTACTCCAAGTTTATTCAATAAAGCAGTAGTCTCTTCACGATTCGATTCATGTCTGCCAGTAACAACAACCAAATCAACATCCTGCGCTTCAATGTAAGAATAGACAGCCTGATTCAAACCACCAGAAACATAAAGCGTATCGTCAAAATCTGAGATACCGATTCTGTCCCCTGCTGCGCGAATAGCAGATTCACTAGGCAAACTGTTTACCCAATCCTGACCTGCATCGCCACCCCAAGCATCCCAAGCAACTCGACCAGGTGAAGGATAACCTTCATCTCTAGGGTCAAACCCAACAGCAGACTTATCAACTTCATGGCGAGCAAAATACGAGATCATTCTGTTTACAACATCAGCCGAAACATCAGCACCCGAAGCCAACTGTTGCGCCCTAGCTCTACCAACAGCAGTAAACCCAGATCCAGCCAAACCAGCATCAATCCAAGCCAAAGCCCTTTTAGCAGCATCCTGCACACCAACAGGCGGAGAGTAAGAACCAGCAGCAACAGCGCGCTTCAGTTCTCCCCCAACAGGAATGTTCTCTGCAAGGCTAACCGCAACCATCTGCGCAATCGCTTCGGCCTTAGTTTTATGTTGCCCCAAAATAACACCATCATCCTTGACAGTGTTCCAACCCTGCTGAGTCTGCTCAATAAAATAAGGCATCAGTCTTGTTTCTGCACAATCACACCAAGAGAATAAGTCCCAGATGTAGTTACAGCGTAAAGAGCATCACCTGGATCAAGAGTTAACTGCAAGATATTGGCAGAGTTTATATGTACAGACTGTCCCTGCACTAAACCACTTCCACCAATCCAAATCTGTCTGCTAGCGACAGTCTCAAGATTATGCAGAGTTACCTTTACAGAATTGATAT